GTATTTCAATTTCTTGTTCTAAATTTTCTTGTGCTTGTGGCATGGTTTCCTCCATGAGTTAATTTGAGTTTAGCGTGAATCTTTTCAATAGTAAACATTAAACACCTAAAATATCTTCAGGGTCGTCAATTAAAGCTAAGATTTCATCGTCGTTTAAAAGGCGCAAGTCTCCTCCATCGATCTGAATACGAGCTCCTGCGTAGCGTCCAAAAACAACCCAATCACCTTCCTTGCACCAAGGGCCTTCAGGAAATTTATTGAGGTCTTTATAAGCATCTGGCCCTAGAGCTACAATATAGCCCACGACTGTAGTTAGACGCTCTCGGTCTACAGTTTGTTTAGCCAGATAGATTCCACCTTTTGTCTTCTCAGCAGGGGCAAAGGGTAAAATTAGCATTCGATAACCGGTAGGTTTAGGCAGTTTATGGGAAATAGTGCCTTTTTTTAGGTCATCGGGAGTAAAAGGGGTAGGTTTTTCTATTTTTGGCTCTTCTTTGCCAAAATTTTGAACAAAAGAGGGCATTTCTTTTGTTTTCTCGGCTTTAATCGCCATCGGGGGTCTCCATTCGTTTATGTAGTCTAATTATCTCGTTCTCAATAAAATTCAACCCCGCTATTTCGCCAACTAAACGATGATATTGGTTAAAATCACCTATACCGCCGCTTGCAAGAGTATCTTTCAGCTCTTCTTGTCGTTTGCGGGACTGTTTTAGTAAAAATTCAGTCGCCGTTAGCCAATCCATGGCTTATTCTTTTATCCATTGGATAAAACTCAGTCCTTTTGTGGCTGCTCCGCCACCATTTGCTTTACCTTTTACCGCTTTCACCTTGCCGTCGCCGTTTGTGTTCAGCTTAACTGGGTTCTTTTGTGGTCCTGGATAAAGTTTTGACTTCTTTTTCATCTTAACTCCTGTTATTTCCTCTAGTTTTTTCATCTGCTTGTCGGACAGTGTTTAAAATATCGGCATACGTTCTATCTGATTCTAGTATAGATGATTGTACGTCTTTTTCCCTTTGTGCTGCAATTTTCATTTCAGCAATGGCCTCTTGAGACTCAATTTTCTCTCTATCAACATCTGTTTTTTGGTCAGCAGCAACGGCCTTTTGTCTTATCTCAGCTCTTTGGAGTTCAATAATTGGATCCATCTTCTCGATTTCTTCGGCTTTAGCCATAGCCTCTGCTCTGCCGGTAACTGCGGCTGTTGCTTGTGTAGCCATTTGAGCAATTTGATTCATAATTTCTTGTGCTTGCTCTGGAGGTAGTTTTTGGAGTTCCTCTAGTGGAGGTAGTTTTTGACCCATCTCTTCTTCAATCTGAATCCTATACAACATCGCCTGATGTTCTTGTATGTTTGCGCTTAACATCTGCACAGCTCCTTGGTTTTGTTGAGCCATGGGATTTTGAAGAAAAGAAGAATGAGACGCAACATAGGCTTCGTGGTCCTGCCACTCAAACGCCTTAATGGGTTGTCCCAACATGACGGCCTGTTCTTCACTGATCGGATCTCTTGGTGGAACTTCTGGAACTTCTGGTTCTGGTTTAAACAAAGTTTCTGGGTTTTTAATTTCAAGCGCTTCGTACATTCGTCGATACGCTTCTTGTAGGTTGTGAATTTCTGGGGCTGCTTGAGCCATTTGTAATTGTTGTTGTGCAATCATTACCCGTTGGGACATAGAAAAGATATTGGGGTCACTAACAGGAAGAACATCTACCCGTCCATCAAAATCTTGGGACAAGACTATTTGTTGTCCTCCTTTAGTCAGATAAGGATATTCAGCAGGTAAATATTTAGCATAGGTTCGAGTCAAGAGTCTAAATTCTTTCTTTTGTGCATAGTGCAGTCTTTTATGTATAGCCGACATTACTTTAGTGCCTCTTTCCAACATGGCAATGGTCGTGCCTACGGGCAGTTGTTGAGAGCCTATATCTCCAACCTGCATATCTGCAATCGAAGCAAACCGTCTTCCGGAATCAACTAGAATGCCCAACAATTGAGATAAAACTGCCGAAGGTTCTTTGTAAGGAAGCGGTAGTAAGGAATCTTTAATCGTGCCCCCTGCAACATCGACATCTCTGAACTCTCCAGGTTGCAGTGGTTCGTCTTCACCTTGAATACGCATTCCTCTTGCTTTGAAACCAGCAGGTAAATTGGCCAAGGTTCCTGCATCAATCAATTGCCTTAGTATAGACGTAACCGATTTGGTTAAGCCCCCAATCATGTGAATTAAACCAAAGCCATAAAACCCTAGTCCTGGAAGAAATTTATACTGAACAAAATAATCCACTTTTTTATAGAGTGAATCTCCTTCTTCCCAATTACGGCGAATAGCAAGCACCTGGTTCATGTCTTCACAGACCGTTACAATATAGGGACAGGCAAAACCATGATCTTCAATCTCAGTTAGACGAAGATCAACGTGCATTTCCAAAATAGTGTAGAGCTCATTGTTCTCTGCATAAGTTGGACTGACCCCTTCTAGTTCTTCCATTTTTTCTTGAACTTCGTTAGGTTGAACATTGCCTGGATCCATTAATTCGACATCAGAATAAGTTCCATTAAGTTGCATCTTAAGCAGATCATTCTTGGTCATGGTCATAACATGAGTCACCCGAGGAGAAGTAGAAAGATCGGTTGTAGAATAACTAACAACCAGGTCTTCAGCTTTCACAAACTCACTTACGGCTCGATCCAACATCGTGTCAAAATAAACTTTCTTAAACGCACTGCCCGACAAAGGTAAGTAGAAAAGAAGAGAATCCATTTCAGGATCGTACTCTTCCATAACATGGGTTATCTGATAATTCATAAATTCTTTAACCCGAGTCGATTGTGCAATAATTTCCGGATTTTGCTCTCCTATCACTTGTACCTGTACTGGGCCAGAAGGTGGGAGAAGTTCTTTATATGCCTGGGCTTGAAATTGAGTAACGGCTTCTGCTAAAAGCGGGTGATTAACGCCACTTGAACCTTGGAACGGTTGTGTTCGTTCTTCTTGTTTAATGCCTAAAAGATCAAGACCTTTCTTGAAAGATTCATACCAGTCCTGTCGAGATTCTTTGTCCTCGGAATAAAGGCTTGTTAGTTCACTTCCCAAAGAACCCAAAACATCCTGTTCTAAAAAATCAACTAGATTTTCATCAAACGTAGCTTGTGCATCCATTTCCATGCCCTCTTCTTCAAAAGGCATTTCTCCGTCTTCAGGAAGAAGTTCAAGTTCTATTTCCATTGGACCACTAAACTCGTCCATGGGTATAGGGCTCTCGATGGGCTGGATCTGTTTATCAATCGCCATAAATGTTTACTCTATATAGAATTAAAATAATAATACCCTATTATTTACTAATTTGGAAACTATCGAAAAAAGAACGGACTACTTTATCAACCACTTCCCCGTGCCCGCTCTCAGTGAAGGCATCCAACATTTCTTGAATCCCTGGGTGATCAATATTATTATAGAGCTCCATCCAACCTAAGAAATAATTCCTTATCTTATCTTCAATATTCACTTTGAAAGGAGCTCCCGCAGGTCTTCCAAAACGATGGTTCCATTTCAAGAAAGGAAGACAAATCGCTCGACCACCGTACTTCCTAAACTTTTCTTGAATGTACCACTCTTCTCCACCAAAGCCACGAAAATCAGGGTTAAAGCCAACCCAATTTTCTTTCTTACAAGACAAGAGACCACACCCCTGCATCGGTATTTCAAAAGCATCGCCTCGATCTAAAAGTTCCTGGTCCGTGTCCCATGTTCCATACATCCCGCCACGCCACCGGGGTTTAAAGTGTGTTGAACAATCTTTTAAATTATCGTGCCACATCGGGCCTTGTATCAAGTCATTGGTGTTGGGGAATAACTCATAGTAAGCAATTAGTTTTCTTAGGGCTCCTGGTGGTAGAAGTACATGGCAATCGATACAAAGAACAAACTCCCCTTCTGCTTCTACAAAAACCCTTTCTTTTACAAAGTTGCTTTTAAATTTTTTAAAGGGGATATAGCGTCCGTTCGGCACCGAAGC